CCCGCCCGGTGTAGGAAATATCGCGAACGATGATATTGCCGCCATCAAACCCCACCGACACATTCGGGTTATCCCATTTACCGAAAGGAATACCGCCCACCGGAAGCGGCGCGCTGCCGCTAACAGTAATGCGCCCGGAATAAGCGCAGGTCATCAGCGCGGCCTGATTGGATATAGCGGTGAAGTCAGTCGAGTTTGAAACCAGTAATCCTTCGTTATATGTCGCCGCAGGCAGCAGCTCCATAACGTAGCCTGACCAGTCAGGGACAATGCTTTTCCCTCCGATTGTCTCAGCCCCGATGATGACCCCGGAATTACCGTTGCGTGTGACGCCGGTCATAATGGCCACATCAAATTCAGCATAGGAATAGATGTAAATGGGGTTAGTTGGCACCACGATAACCTGTGAACCTGGAACAAGTGGCGTATTGACCGGGTACTGCATTGACTGGGATGACCAGCCCGAGAACGATGTACAAAAACTCGGGGCTCGCAGCCCCGCAGTAATAGCCATCACCGGACGGCCATCGTTGTAATTAATAAATATCCCTTCCGGCATTATTACCCCCTCCATGTTCCAATCTGAACACTCCCACCATTTGTCAGATTAACGAGAAGTCCATAACCATCGATTACGACTTTGTTATTTATCCCGTTAAAAGAGAAGTTCCCGCTGTCGGCATAGAGTTTCCCATGCAATTCAGCGTTTCCATTTTTATCAATGCGCCAGCCAGTTGAGCCTGCAACGAAGTTATTCGACTGGATAAAATTACCAATTTTGGCATTGGTAATACTGCCATCCTGAATAAACGCATCGCTGATAAACACCTGACCATTAACAACAGCAAAGGGTGAATATTGCGTATCACCGCTGCCACTCATCAGGACGAACTGATTGGCGTTAAATCCGACACGAGTGACTACCGGCTTACCCGCCTCCGCCAGCACTGCAATCGACATTCCGGCGTTATACATCACACCGTTAATCCGGACCCCAGTTTTGAGGGTGTAAATCGCAGAGGCTCCGGTAGCATCAACCACGGCAGTAAGCTTGTCCTCCAGTGCGGCAGTTACATTATTGAACTGCGCCTGCACCTGCGTCGACATTTCAGCCATGGCCTTATCGACCTGCGCAATGGTCGTTTTAACCACCAGAATATCCGCGCGTACTTCGCCATACTGCGCCCACTGATGTTCCACGGTTGCATGGTTGGCCAGCGCATTCTGCAACGCGGCTTCCAGGTTGGTATCAATGTCGCCTGTCAGGCGGTCACCGTCGGCAGATGTCAGGAAGTCATCCGCAATATCCCCCAGGTAATCATCAGCATTCGCATTAGATTCTCCACGAACCCAGTCGGTCCAGCCTGATTCATTACCCGTTCTGTCAACCAGCTGCGCGCGGTACCAGAACTCCTGTCCCGCCTTCAGTCCAAGTTGGGTGTATTCGGCAGACGGATAAGGCACATCCGACAGCAAAAGAGGATTAGAGAAATCACTATTCGCGGTGTACTGAATTTCCGTTTTCAGCGTATCCCCGGTATTAGCCGGGAACCCCCAGTTCAGGCGAATCCCCCAGTTGATCGGCGTTGTCGCAAAGCCGACAGGTTTCGGTGGATTTCCCACCTTGCCAGTCAGCGTTTTCTCTTCGGAGTAGCCCCAGCCAGAGGATATTTCAGCGGCATTAATAGCGCGCACGCGCACAAGGTAACGCCCGGCATAAATCCCCGGAACATCGAATGACGTGGTGGAGCTGCGCGGTACGTTTACCCAGTTACCATCATTGCGGCGCCACTGTGCTTCATAGGCGATAGCATTCTGCGCCTGGTCCCAGCTCACCCGCATGGTTTCGACGCTGATATTCTGCTGTACCACCGAAAACGAGCTGATCACAATGTTAGCCGGCGGCGACTGATTACCAGGCGGGATTACACTCACGGGCCGCTGGTCAATGATGGCTCCGGTATCGATACGGGCATATTTATCCGGGTCATGCCATGCGCCGGTAATAGAGAAAGTGCCATCATCATTATCGGAGACGCTAACAACTCGATACTGCTGCGCGTAAAGTTCGTCTGATTCCACTACCCAAACAGCTTCGGTCTGTGGCGTCTCACTGTATGCCGTGGTGACTGTGACTGATTCCCCATTCACGGCCTGAATGGTCCTGCTCTGTGACGCTCCTGAAGGAAGGTTGAGAATCAGTCGATCGCCTGCAACTGCATCAGCAACGCGGTCAAGTTTGATAACTCGACCGTTAACAGCGCTGATGCGGCCGCCCATAACCTTTCCGGACAGCAACTCGTCTGCCACGGCGATGATGTATCCCGGCTGCGGAATGTTTCCGTCCAGGCCAACATCAAACGAAACAACACGATCCTTATTGTTGGTGAGAATACCCCAGCGCCCCTTTCGGTTCGCTTCTGATTGACGGGTACAACCGATGGCTGTCATTTCCAGCTGATTAAATCCGTACCGGGCCACCAGAGGCTGCTCAAATACCGGCTCCATCGCATCCGCATAAGCGTTACCCGGATCAGACCAGGAAACCAGCGCGGTGGTATACCGCGTTTTTGTCGTGCTGCTGGAATAGGTAAAGCGTCCGTCGATAACGTTAGCGCGGGTGTAAGCGTAATCCACATCTCTCGGCATATCGGCAAGCGCAACAATCTGATCGCCGCCCCAGTACGTCATACCCCGGAATATAGCCGCAAAGTCACGCAGCACAGTGTAAGCGTCATTCCTGTCCTGAACATAGACGTTACAGGTATAGCGTGGCTCTGTCCCGCTTCCACCCTTTCCATCCGGTACCGGCTGATCGCAATATTGCGATACCTGGTACAACGTCCATTTATCGATGTTGGCTGCACTCAGGCGATTACCCAGACCAAAGCGATCGGTAATAACCAGATCGTAAAATATCCACGCCGGGTTATCGGTCCAGGCCCACTTAAACGCGCCCTGCCATGTACCACTATAAGTCCGCGTATCGGGGTCATAGTTATCAGGCACTCGGATCACCCGGCCACGTGGTTCACAGGATATCTGTGGAATCGAACCATTGAACTGACTTGAGTCGAATTCGATGTACAGCAGCGCGGTGTTCGGATAGCGCAGCTTGGCATCAATCACCTCCGTGAAGCTTTGCAGCGTCATCGTGTCGCCGATCTTGGCGCTGTTTGCGTCAGCGGTAATCTTACGCAGTCGGATTGTCCAGGTGCTGCCAGCCTGCGGTAAATCAATACGGTGGCTGCGCTCATAACCAGACGTCGTTTTGCCGGTTACGCTGGTATTAAGAACGGTTTGCCAGGTCCCACCATCAGTTTGCAGGTCTATTGCATAATTGATGGAATACCCTACCAGATCGCCGTTGTCCTCCTGCCTAAACAGTGAAGGCCATTTCAGTCGCAGGCGAACGGCTGATAGTTGGGTGTTGGTGAAGGTACGCGTCCAGGCTGTTGCGCTTGATACTTCTGTTCCAACGTTGATTTCGTTTTCGGTACCGGGAATGCCCTGAATATAATTTTGTGCCTGAGTTCCCGCGCGAAACTCCCACGTCACGCCGCTAAAGTTTTGGGAGCCATCGGCGTTTTCCAACGCCGTGCCATCCAGGTAGATATTTTTTCCGGTTAATTGCCCTGCAAATTCCCCTTCCCCAAGCGCAACGAGGATTTTGGCCTTCGCTACAGATTGCAGATCATCAGGCTGTTCGGTAGGGGTTCGGGAACTGGAACTGCCGCCCTTGCGGCCTTTTATCGGGGTTGCTGTAGCCATATTGCGCCCATAAAAAAAGCCACCATAAGGTAGCCTGAAAGGAAGATTATTTTGTTATTGCTGGTCTTCGACGAAGATGCCCGCGGAGATGATTGCCCCACCAATGCGCCTGCGACCATAAAGCAGCGGTACCGGGTAACCTTGCGCTGCGGTGTTAGTTATTCCGCCAAACGCGTACGAAGCCTGGTTGTCTGCGCTTTGTTTACTGGCAAGACCTGACGGTTGAGGTGAGAGCATTTGAACAACACCACCAAGCATCATTGCAGCGCCTAGTTTTGCAGCGCCATAGCCTACTGCTGATAAAGTTCCGCCCGATAAATATCCGACTGCAACACCAACGACAACAAGGACAGCCCCTAAAACTGTTTGAAGTAGGCCAGCCTTTTTACTGCCAATTACAACAGGGATAATTCTTATCACCTCTCCTGTAACTGGAAAACATAAATCATCTTTTCCAATATTTCTTTTACCTTTAAATACAGCATACGTTAGACCACGATTTTTACTCGTATTTAAATATTGCTCAAATCCACAAATTGTTTTTGATAATGCATTGATAGCCTCTGCTGTTGTACGTATTAGTCTGTCATGGGCTCTACCAAATGTTTTACCTAACGCGCCACCTAGTTCAATCCTAGTCATTATTTCTTGCATATTTACCCCATAAAAAAGCCACTCTCAAGTGGCCTTTTTAATTAATTACAATCACATACAGGATTTTGCTGCATTTGCCCAGTGGTCATTCCATCCTCTAGCAACAGCGTAAACTTTAACATCACTGCCACTATTTGAAGACTTATCAATATTAACAATAGACAAAGCGCCAAAGATATCATCTGATGCAGTTATTTTATACCCTGATGCAGTCGGTATACTTGTACTAGATGCACGTAATTCAAGCCATTTTGGAGCAATACATCTGTTAACCGTATCAATGTCTTTATCGGTGTGCATTTCAAATATTGGTTTCTGCGCTTCGAGAGACCCGGTACTACAGGCGGTTAGAAGAGTGCAAAAAATTAAAGAAAGTAGCTTTTTCAAAATTAACCTCATGCATTACAGATTATCACTTTTTTTAGCCTGTTCTGACTCTGGTCTATACGTAACAGTAACAAAATTAGATATACCGTCAATAATAGTATGGCTAAGATTTACATTCATACCAGAAACATTCCAAACTATCTCTTTATATGGCTCTTTATAAATAGGGGTGCCATATTTTTGTGTCAAAAGTGAATCAACAGATTGAAATAACCCTTTATTGATATTTACAAATTTATTATCGATAGACTGCACTATAACCTGTACAAGCTTACTTTCCTTAAATTGATATACAACTTTGAAATTCCCACCACCGATTTCAACCTTATCAACTCCAACAAGTCCTAATGTTTCATAGTATTCCAATGGGGGAGTGATTTTATGAACCTTACCATTTTCAGCACCAATTACCTCTTCTGGGCTCATCCCCCAAGAAGTGTTTCCATACCCTTTGACGCTATCATATGCCATTGATAATGACGAAAAAAATAATAAAGCCAGTGCAAGTAGATGGTTTTTCATGTCTTTCCCTTGTTAACATGCAACGAGGTAATTAAACCATCTTGAATGAATAGAAGACAACATCAAACATTCATAAATCAATGTGCTATACAGCTTTTTAACTTGCGAAATCACGATACCTTAGAATCTTCATTGTTCTTTCTTGCCAGTAGCCGCCGTATGGCACACGTTGGCTGAGGTGCCCATACAGATGATGCAACAGCATGTTACCTTCCAGTAAAATTCCCGCGTGATTCCACTTATTGGACTGGACCTGCATGATCACCATATCACCTGGCTGCGGTACGCCACTGAATTCACGGAATCCGCACTCATACCAGCAATCGTGGTAGAAGTTTTCGGGGTAACTATCCTCCCACCAGGGATAATCCACGCGGTAATCCGTCAGCTCAATGCCATACGTTTGCCGGAAATAACTCATCACCAGCCCCCAGCAATCGAAATGGCCGAGAACGAACGGACGTTCCAGCAGCGGTAACTCGCCGCGCGGCTGAATGGTGCGTAAATCCCCTTCCGGCCAGCTGACGATATGCCAGGGAAGCAGTGTAGCGTCACACTGTGCCTTATCCAGTTCGCTCGCCTGCGTCGTGGCATCCGGGTGGCTGTGGACAATGGCAATCACTGTTCCCCAGTCTTCGGCAGCGGCGTAATCCTCCGGTGACAGGTGGAAATGCTCTGTCGGATCGGTTGCCAGATTACGGCAGGGAATGTACCGCTGCACCCTGCTTTTTTGCACCACCACGCCGCAGCATTCACGCGGATATTCAGCAGCAGCATGCGCCATAATGGCATCGATAATTTTCTGACGCATATCAGCTCCTGATCAGGGATGTGCCAGGGAAACCACCGAACGGCAACTCGTTCCCCTCGCCATGCCTCAACTTGCACGCAGTGAGCGTACCGGGGCATTCATCGAGTGACGGATCGTTAACTGGGTTGTTGTGCTTGTCGAAATAACGCGTTCCGGCATAGTCACATCCATCACCTGAGCGGTATTTGTTACGGATACACCAGGTACAAAGCGAATGTAGCTGGCGCGTCGGGATCATCAGCCCCTGCAGGTCCATTGGACTGGATAACGTAAACGCCACCACCTCATTGGTTTCAGTGCTCTTGGCGTCAATGTAAAACACCTTCAGCTTTTCCTGCTGCGGATCCGCTGACGGGTTGCCCTCCGGATAGTTTTTCGCATCCAGATACTGCGCCAGCGTGTCATGAATCGTGACCTTTGCCTGCAGCAGGTCATCATAAGCAAGACACAGCGCCGTAATGGAACTGTCCAGGTTAGCGACCGACAGCGTCGGCTGCGCGCTGGTCCCGTCGGTCGCCGTCTCAATACCCTCGATCTGGCAGGGCCAGGCTTTATATTCCTGCCCCTGCCACCAGATTGATTTCGCCGGTAGCTTATTTTCATCTCCACCAGCAGCGGCAATTTCATCGGGAGTGTGAGCAATATTGTGGGCGTGGAAGCGGAGAACGTCGGAAACACCAAATGCGGTGCCATCGACATCAAAAAGCCGGACAACATTTCCCGGCTCAAGTTTCTGATAATCACTGTTTAAGCTCATGGTGCAAACGCCTGTTCAAAGGTGGCTGATACGGTTTCCACCGTTTTACTTTTGGTGACGCGCTGCAGGCTGTCTGCCTCAACACGCCACAGCGCAAGATCACCGCCTGGCGGGGTAAACGAAAATGATTTCGTCTTATGGCGCCGCAGAAAAGCATAGATATCCTTGACGGTTCCCGGTTCGCCGGTAAATGAAAACTCATAGCTGAGCGTTTCATCATTCATCCCGGCACCTGATACTTGCTTATAGCCATCACCAAACTGTGCCGTGCGGACGGTATCCTTACTTTTCAGGGTCGGCTGGCTGGATGCTTTAATCCGCCACGCAAAATGCTCGATCGCCATTGCTTACCTCTGTTTTGTTGCATTCCAGATAATGCCTCCGGGTCGGACTTCTCTGGTGATACCTTCCCTGATGGAACTGTTGATCACCTGCTGATAGGCTTTCCCCAGCGCATCGCCGTTTCCTTTCTGCTGACCGGAATCCCCCTGGCCTGTTGTAACCGAAACCGGCGCATACACGCTGACACCAAAAGGAGAAGCAACGCCACCGCCACTCCCCCCGACCAGACCACCAGTCGCATAGCCGCGCATCATGCGATAAAGGTTGCCGACACCGATTCGGTTGGTGGCTTCCTGCGTAAAGACAAACTCTCCACGGTGCACCACACCTGCAGGCTCATACTTGCCACCGGACCCGGTATAACCACCACCAGCAAAACCCAGCGCTGACGTGGCAGAACTGACCAGGCCGGTCATGGCCTGCTTCATCAGGATCTGCGTCAGCATCGACAACGTGGAACGGGTGAAATCTGCCCAGTTTGCTTTCCCTGTCGTCAGCATATCGGCCATATTCTGGCTGATACCATCGAATGTGGCTGAAGCAGCAGACTTCATCGAGCCATAGGCATCAGCTGCTGAATCGGCATAGTCAGCCCACGCTGATTTCGCCCCGGCCTGCCAGTTGCCGCGGAGCTCGTCCTGTGCGGCATAATATTTCTTCAGTGCATCCAGTTCGTTCTGATAACCCTGATCGGTGTCCGTACCGCCGGCATTTATCCAGCCCTGCCGCAGCTGTGCCTCTTCGTTTTGCCGCTGCGCGCCGCGACTGCTCATGCTGCCCCCGGCCACAAGCGCCCGGGTTTTCTCACCAATCTGGGTAACGTACTTCTGCGAGCTGTCCTGCAGGCGGTTTAACCGTTCCTGGGCAACAATCTGATCGCCCAGCCGGGCATTCACTTCGGCCCGCGCCAGTACCTCGTCTTTGTTCGCCAGCACCGATTTTTCATCGGCGGTCAGCGCGCGCTTTTTGGCGGCCTCTTCCAGCACCGAAAAGCGGGATTGTTGTTTCCACAATTCCTGCCGCTGCTGGCTGATGGTATCTGTGATGCTCTTATGCTCCTGCAGAGTGCGTAACTGCGCCTCCAGCTCCAGCGTCTGCGCGCTGGCAGTATCGACACTTTTTACACCTGCAGGTGTTTTTACCGCTGAAGGGGCTTTGGGTTTCTTCAGCGAGTCGTCGTATTCTTTTTTCGCAGCTTCCAGATTGATGTTGTAGTCAGCCTGGAGGATCCGTCCGTCTTTTAGCGCCTTGTTCAGTTCATTCTGACGGGCCGTGTACTTCTCCAGCGCAGTCTGCGTCTTTGCATAATTCGACTGCGCCTGCGCGGCATACTTCTGGCGGTCAGATTCAATCACCGCCTCGAGGGCGGCGTTATCCTCAGTGGCCTTTGCCACGCTGGCCTGCTGCTGCGCCATTTCCAGTGCAAGGCGTGCAGATTCCCGATCGTTCCAGTAGCTGGCGCGCGCATCATCATTGACATAACCATCACCTTTACGCAGATTCCAGATTTCATCCGCCCGCTTAAAGGCCGCTTCCGCTTTGGCAAGCATCTCCTGCGTGGTGTCAGGCCGCCCGATATCGAGCGCCGCATCCCACATCGATTTAAAGGCGCGCTTCAGGCTGTCGGCAGCAGTCTCAATCGCCCCCATATTGTCGCGCAGGCTCTTTGTCTGCTCGCGAAAACCGTTCGTCGCCGCATCATTAGCTGCCTGCAGCGCCCCGGCTTCATCCCCGGCACGCTGCAGCTGCGCCACATAAGCAATCTGTTCCGCGGTAACGTTGTGGAACTGTTGCGCCATGGCAATCAGACCAGAGGTCGGATCGTTCGTCAGTTTGCCGAATGCCGCCGCCACCTTATCGACCGGCACACCCGACGCATCGGTAAATTTCGCTACCGCCTGACTCATCTCATCGAACCGGGCACCGGCACGCACTCCGGCGTTGATCAGCTCCGTCAGCGCGCTGCTGGTCTGGTTAAATGTGAGTCCCGCCTGCTCGCCAGATTTCGCCAGCACCAGCATGCGGTTTGAGGTCAGCCCGGCAGTATTACCGGACAGGACCAGCGTTTTGTTGAAATCAGACAGCGTGGACGAGCCCTGATACCAGGCGTAAACCACCGCTCCAGTGGCGGCAGCCAGCGCGCCAACACCTACCATCACCGGCGATATGGTGCCCAGCAACGCCCGGAAGGTCGGAATAATACCGCCGAAGGAGTCTTTCACCTGACCGCCCTGCTGCAGCAGGATGAGCCATGGACTCTGCCCACCGGCCAGCTGGGTGGCGATATCCGTAAACTGCGCAGGCAGCATACGCATCGCGGCGTTGTACTGACCTACAGAAATACCAGCCTTCTTCGCCGCGCTCTCCTGGCGGGTAAATGACTGCTGCACCTTCAGAGCAGAGTCATTCGCTGCGTCCCCCGTCTGCTTAAACTGCCTTTTTACGTACTCCATCTGCTCGTTGAACTTTGACGAATTAACGTCAAGGTTAACGACCAGGTCACCCACTGCCGTCTGGGCCATAGCGAACACCTCCTGAAATGCCCTCGGCCTTTGCCATCAGCACAGCGTCACCGGGTTCATCGTCGGCAATATCCTCCGCAGAAGGTGAAAGAAGGCTGAAGCTGGCAGGGGTTGATGTGGTTTTGGGGTCAAGCGCGGTAATGACGATATGCATCAGCGAGGAAAAATGTGCATCCAGTTGCACATCATTAAAAAAATTGTCCTGGTAGAACGTTCGCCAGTCGGCATATTCCGTTGACGACATACCAGCAAGCATGGCGCGCCAGTCCGGGCGGCGAAATTCACGCGCCAGTTTCAGGACGAAGGTCAGCTCACTGGCGAGGACTTTTCCAGACTGACCGGCTCAGTTACAGCAACATCCTCTGGATCATTCGCTTCCTGCAGCGGCACCATGCCAGACAGCAGCTTCACGCTGTACTCTGCAGCGGAAACAATCTCCAGCGGCCAGGTCATCAGCACTTCATTCTGGATCTGCTCAACGTCTTCTTTCGGCGTTTTGTGCATCCCTTTCAGAGCGTGTCCATGCCATAAAGACATAGCCACCAACAGTGCGCCGGATTTAATCGTCATATCCATCGCCGCTTGCATGTCGGCATCGGTGATACTTTCCAGCGTCTTCAGGTGTTCAAGATGCTCAATACGCTGCAGCGCCGACAGTTCGTAGAGCGTGACGGTCTTGCCGTTGCGTTCGAACGGCTCACTTTTTAAAAACATGGGTTACTCCAGAAAGCGGGGCCACAGCCCCGGAAGTCAGGAAACGGTGACTTTACAGGTCGCGACAAAAAGCCCGTCGTTGGTCATCACGATAATGTCAGCGGTTCCAGCGGCAATGCCGGTTACCGTCAGCACCGTACCGGCGACAGTCACCGTGGCTTTACCTGCATCCGTGGTGGTGGCCCGGAAAGATTGATCGCTTGCGCTGGCTGGCGCCACGGTGACATTCAGCGTGGTGGTGGCAGCAACCGCAACGGTGGTGGTCGATTTATCCAGGCTGACGCCGGTTACGGCAATCGCTGCAGCAGCGCTGTCTTCAGCAAGACCTGGTTTGCCGTTGTTGCTGATTTTGACAGAACGGGTAATGGTGTCTTTTGCCGTCACCGTTTTACCCAGGCTGCTTACCCAGCCACGGAACACATCGATGGCGCCATTCGGGTATTTGATTTTGTACGCCAGCACGGTACCGTCATCAAACCAGCGAACCAGATCCTGCTGCCCGCTCTCGGCAGGTTTCCAGGCCAGCGTAAAACTGGCCTCCCCCGCTGATTTCTGCCCCTGCGCGGTAGCAGTCCAGTCGGCATCTTCGTCGTCCAGGTAGGTGTCGTCGTTTGATTCGGCAGTCAGTTCACCGGGCTGCAGGTCTTTAATCTTTGCCAGGCGCGTCCAGTCAACATCCGATAATGGGTTAGCGAACGGGTTACCCGATCCGGAATAAATCCAGAGCGTGGTGGTGGCACCCTTTACCGGCGCCAGTGGGTTTGGTGTAGTCATTACGTCCTCACATAATGTAGCTGATGGAATAACTGAGGTCGGCAGATCCCCACGTCATGGCCTCTTCATCGCGCTGATAGTCATACCCCTGAGCCGCCATCAATTCGAGAAGATTTGCCAGTTCGGGAACATCAGCCATTGCCGGATAGATGCGGTCCTCCATCCAGGAATCCAGAGCACTGTCTGTAGCCGTGGCTTTCAGAAACACCTCAACATGCAGCACGGCTGTCCACATATCTTCATCAACACTTTCATCCGAGGCTCGGGCGTCAGAAAGGTAAACCGCAACCGCCGGAAGATCCTGCTCATCCAGAAACCCAGGACGACCATCGAACCATGTCACTGCATCTGAGATATTGCGCTGGAGCGCGGTTAGTACGGCTTTGCGGATATCACTGTTTTTCATCGTTTAAGGATCAGCCTCAGTTGGTTAGACAGGTTTTGTCGCATAATTTGCGGCATACGTTCGTCCATAAGTTTTGGCACTTCAGCCCGGAACGTTTCGGTCAGAGGAACGGAAAGGGGAATACTGACCACTTCAATGGGATACCGACTCTTTGTGGTACGCCGCAAGACATGCCAGCGACCGTTTGCCAGTTGTTGAATAAAGGCCCCGGGAAAACGAAAACGCCCCACACGCAGCTCACTGTTCGTACCTGACTTATCACGTTTACGCCGTGACAGACGCATACTGGATGGTCCCAGTTTGATAGCGGGAAGATTACCGCGGTTTATGCGAATCAGAGCGCGCGGCTTCTCCACCGTAGCCCGACGTATCCGTGCACGCTGCCTGACCAGTTTTCGGGGAACGCGGGTTGATTTCGCGACAGCGGACACACTGCGATTGACCGCCTGCGTGGCGATACGATTCACCGTCTGGGCGGAAGCGCGCGGTACAGCTCTTTTACTGATGCTGTTCAGATTAGCAATGGCCTGCTCCAGCCCCTTAATCGACATACTCCCTCCTGCTTACTCGATAAAGATGCGCGGTTTGCCGTTAAAGCGTTCGTGACGGGTAAGATGGAATTCCTCCCCTTCAAAAATCACCACGTCATTACGACGCGGCCTGTATCCTGCAGTAAACACCACCAGCGATCGCCCTGTTCCGCTCAAAGGCCCCATTTCTTCCAGAAACTCAGCCGGAATAACAATCATGGGCTCCCCGTTGATGGTCGCTGGCTTGCCCATTTTGTTCACCGTGACCGCATCCATGCGGCTGACAAGTCTGTCAAAGGGATTAGGCATTGATTTTCACGGCTACAATTGCGGAACTGGCAGCAGCATCTTCCCAGGCAACCCCAGCCAGATCGGCACCTGTCGCGTCGTTCTGCACTTTTCCATCTTTGATATGAACCTGCTCACCGATGGTGATCGCATCGGTAGTCAGCTTAGGCAGCAGGAAAACACCTTCGGTAAAACCGTCTCCCGTCTGGCCTGCCGCAATATCAGTAATGGCAATCGCCACGACTTTCCCCACCATCACCGGCGAACCACTCAGGATCTCAACGCTGCCCGTGTTGGCAATCTCAATAGTTTTGCCATGCTGTACAAAATTCTTCGCCATAAATTCAGTCTCCATCCAGCCCCATACGGGGCCGAATTCAGATACAAAAAAAGCCCTGATGGGCTGTGATGTGCTGCTTGAGTGGAAGGAATTATTTCCCGGTTGATTTCGCCATGCCGCGATAATCCAGAGGTGATACACCGGCATCAATGCGCACTTTGGTGGCAATACCGTCGGTAGTGAAACCTTCCTGCTGATCGATATACGGAGTATCAACGCCGTTCAGGTAAGCCACTTCGATGGTGTCTGTGCCCTTAGCGGCGGCCAGATACCAGGCGCTGGTGTCTTTGGCATCAAGACGCGGCTCCGCGATAACTTCAGCAAAGTTCTGAATTGGGTTCATGATACCGGCGTTGATATCCGCCCCTTTCACACTGGCAGACTTGATCGTCTGGTTTGCCAGGGTTTCGAGCGCGACTGGCACCAGCATGAATGCCGGGCGAATATTCAGGGGACGTTCTCCCTCTTTCTGAAGACGCATCATCTTGCGCGCTTCATCAAGGCTGGCTACAGAAATCGCGCCTGCGGAGATATTGCCGTGATCAGCATGGAACAGCGGCTTACCATCAGACAATTTCGCGTTTTCGGTCAGAACGGCATACACCAGATCGCCGATCGTCCCTTTTGCCGCGCGGCCCATCTTCATAGGTACATCGGTTAACTGATTCAGATCGTCGTTGATGATCGCCTGACGGGTAATAGAGAAGATTTCCCCGTAGGTGGCCAGCGCAATGCTTTCACCTTTATCTTTGGTGGTCACATACTTATATTCAGCCCCCTCGCGAACCTGGCGCAGGGAAGAAAAACCACCAAGACCGACACGATGTGCCGTTTTAAAGTCTGACAACTGGCCTTTCTTGGTCCACTGCTCAAAAGTTTCTGCCGCCTCCTCCCAGCCCTGCAGTAACGCTTTATTAGCAACGTCGAGCAGGATATTGCCGAAGTCAGACGTGCTGTGCGTCAGTGCCATACCGACCATCTGCATCGGGTTATAGCTGGAAACGCCAATGCCGCGCTCAGTCAGCGCCATACGGGCATATTCGCGCAGCGTCATGCCGTTATAAACGTTGTCCCGCTCCATGCTCTCAAAGCCCGCGCGCGCCATCAGTGCCTGGCGAACTCCGTCGCCAACAAAGTTACCGTTCCCGGCGTAAATATGCGCATCCGTGGTTTTATTCGACGGGGTTGCATTTTTGCCCAGCGCCGCCAGCAGTTCATCTTTAGCCTGTGCAACGGTGCATTCCGGATCCGCGATGCATTTATTCTGCAGCTCATGATGCTTGCCGCCGAACATCGCAAAGAGATCGTTAATCGCGTTAACACGGTTCTTTTGCTCGGCAAGCACCTGTGCACGGATAGTGGCTTCATCAGAAGTGGCCGCCGGCGCTGTGGTCGTCGTTGTCGCCACCTGTGGTTGTGGTTGCTGAGGTTCGCGCTGGGTAGTATTGCGCGGCGGGGTGATCATGTTACGAATGCTGTTTGGCATCTTTTCAAAGTCCTCGATACGTTTTGATTGAATACAGGCCATCGCCTGCAGAGATGTTGTGACCTGATCAGCAAAGCCATGTACCAGGCATTCTTTACCATCCATCCAGGTTTCATCTTCCAGCATGGCGGCCACTTCCTCAGTCGTTTTCCCGGTTTTCTCCGCATATGCCGGGATCAGGACTGACTCGACCTTATCCAGCAGATCGGCATAATCCCGCATGTCGTTGGCATCACCACCTGCAAAGCCCCATGGTTTATGGATCATCATCATCGTGTTTTCCGGCATAATGACCGGGTTGCCAACCATCGCAATCACAGAAGCCATTGAAGCTGCCAGACCATCAATGTGAACGGTGATCGCCGCGCCGTGATGCTTAAGGGCATTAAAAATGGCGATGCCATCGAAGACATCGCCACCTGGCGAATTGATATGAAGGTTGATATGGGTAATGTCGCCCAGCGCCTTCAGGTCATTTACAAACTGGCGCGCCGTCACCCCCCAGTAGCCGATCTCGTCGTAGATATAAATATCTGCTTCGTTGTCGGCGCTGGCCTGCATACGAAACCAGGAATTACTTTTTGCGCTGGCTTTCGGACGGTGGTGCGCCCGGTTCTTTGGCTTCGGCACTTGTGCCTCCTTTGTCATTAGCAGGGTCAGTGTCAAACACCAGCCCCATCTCTTTGTTTTCGTCGATCTCTGCCTTCCGGCGCGCCTTCACATCGTTCGGGTTACGTCCGCTGGCGCGGACCCAGTCGGATTCCGTTGCCGCTCCGCCCCGGATCTGTAACTTCCAGGCATTGGCCTCTTTAACCGGATCGATCCACGGCATAACAGGGCCGGAATACACCGCCGAGTACAGTGACTCCATATCCAGACCGCGGGGTAATTTAATCTCGCCAGCGGCCACCGCCATTTTCAGCCAGGCGCGGTACATTGGCCGGGTCACCGCGCCAATAAACCAGTCCTGTAAAATGAGATAGCCATCTGTTGATTCCACCAGTTCCTGCCGCTGCGCGCTGTAGGTGCCGTTGTAGTTTCTGGCTGTGCTTGAAAAGCTGAGTCGGCTGCCTGCTGCGACAGCGCGAAGTTGCCCATTACGGAAGGTTTCAAGGTTAGGATTGGGCCGGTCAGATTTCACCATGCCGATATCTTCACCAGGCTTCAGATCGTCATAAATGATGCCTGGTTGAATCATCACTTCCCGATCATCATCATCGGAAGAACTGTTACTCTCTTCGAAGCTTTGCCCGTCTCCCTTTTTGATGTACATACCCAGCGCAGCAGCAATACGTGCGGCGGTGAGCTCAGCATCTTCATACTCTTTAAGTGCGCTCAGACGCATCAGTACACCGGATAGCATCGATACGCCCCGGGTCTGGTGCAGACGGCGGACAAATTTAAGATGCAGCATGTTTTCCGCATCCACTTCTTTGGTATCAAGCTGACGGCCTGAAACGGGCAGGCTTTTATAAACCTGATATTTCCTTGGTCTGCCCCAGTTGTCGACGAATACCCCCTGATTAAGCTGGCTGGCAGCATCGCTGTTCATGGGAATAAAATCTGGTTCAAGCGCTTCAAGCCAGAAAGGGATACCGGCTGCTGGCGTAAGACCATTCCCGGTTCCACTGACAAGCTGGGCAAACACTTCGCCATCCCGCAGCCAGGTGCGCAACATCAGGCGCTCAAGCATCGGGCGGGTAAACTGGTTCGTGACATCAGGCCTGACAGACCATTCTGCCCATTTATTACGGATCTGATCTGCCAGCTTTTTGGCGATTTTACCGTTCATCAGTTTGGGATGGGGTTCAACAATAATTCCGGCTTTCCCAACCACCCGCTCTTCCAGCTTATCGAACACCCCAATCACCAGATCGTGATTGTTATCGAGCCACCGGGCCTGCTCCCGCAGTGATACCGCCCCCATTTTGCTGAGCTGATCAGCTGAACGATTTTCACGGCGCCCTTTGTGCGTTCTGGTCGGGGTAACGGCTTCATATGCCCTGATTTTCGCGCGCGCCTGCAGACGGGCTGCTTTCCAGCCTGGCGAAAAGACCCCAATCGCATCATCTAAAAGGCTCATTCAAACCTCGCCAGTCGGTAACCGGGTCGCCCGCGGCGATGAGAAATAAGAGAAGAGAGCCGACGCTCCCACTCCTGACGCCCTTTTCGGATTTCAGACAGGTTCTCCATCGTCATTTCCTGCCCATTGAAACGGATAGTTTTGCCATCCAGCACCGCCATTTCGGCTTCGGTATATCGCTGGATCATGGCTTCAATATCAACACGGTTCACAACCATCCTCCTGATGTACTCCAGGGGTTAGAATCATCGGTTACGGGCTTTTTCCGCTTCCGTTTTTTGGTGGGTACTGGTTCTGGTGTCTGGGATGCCGCTTCGCCAGCTTCCGGCGGCGCGTTCTCCAGCCAGGTTTCCCGCCTCGCCCACTCAGGAGCAGCGGGCCATTTGATTTTCTCGTAGCCGTGGAGGATGGCGAGCGCATCAGCGTAGACCAGCAGGTCAAATGCTTCGTTTGCACCACGTCCCGGCTTACTCCATTTGCCATCAGTCGATCGCTCCTCATAGGTCAGTTCATCGTAAAACCAGCTGTCTAGCCAGTCAGGGAAATGCACATAGCCAGGGCCTGGTGAATCACGCCACAAAGCGTTGTTCACCCGGTCTTTCAGAGCATCGGTCTGGATCAAGTAAAGCGGGACATCACCAGAAGCCTGTGCCCGTCGGCTTGAACGTCCGGTATTATCAGGAAAGGTTCGGGAGATAAGTTTGGATCGGCGGACACTGTCGCCTTTGAACAGGTAAATCTGTTTTCCGAGTCCTTCACGACGACACTTACGCCAGAATTTATAAGCGTTGTCGGTCACACCATCCTCACCGCCGGAGTCAACGGCCATCGCCATCAGCCGCATACACCTAGTCGGATCCGATGCCATTGGCCAGGCTTTGTTAAACACATCGGTCAGCAATAAATCCCAGTCTTCCGGATAGCTTGCCGGGTCAATCTGCTGGCTCTCGCCATTGGCGTCATAGCGCATCGACTGCCTGATATTGTAGCGGTCCACCAGCCAGCGCTCTCCCATGCTGCCGTAGCCAGTAACCTGTACAACAAAACGCCGGTTGCGCCCCGCCTGAACATCGACGGTCGCCATAAGGAAACAAACCCCGTCCGGAACAGAGCGCTTTGGTACAACCTCCGCACGCTGCTCAAGCAGTTCACTTTTGCGCTGTTCCATGCTGGAGCGAGGAAGATACGGACGCCCAAAGTCGGTGTTGATTACCGTCTTCAGTGCTTCCTCGCTGCCAGTGGCCTGATAGTCCTGCTCAGCGGTAAGAAATTTATAGATGAGCTGCGCCCAGGTCTGGTACGCGGCGGCAGGGCCTTCCATCCAGAAGGAGGCAATGCGCGAGCGTCGCCCTTCCCCAGTGATAACACCATCGTTGTCGATGGTTTGCCCATCCCGCAGCCACTTCCCTTTCATATTGAGCGAACGCTTCATATCCGCAGTGATGCGCTCTTTACAGGCAGGGCATTGAAGACAGGCTTTCTCGCTGGCCTGAACAGGGTCCGCGATATCGCGGTAACCTGTCATATTGTCCATTTCAGGCTGGAAATATTCACCGCAATGTGGGCACGGCCAGTAAAGGCGACGGCGATCACCACGGTTGTACAGCGCCAGAATCCCCGTTGAAGGAGGTGCTTCATGCGGTGAGCTACGGCGCCATTTTGTGTCACGTATGTCGCGGCCCGGCGAACTCTCAACCAGTGTCATACCTGACGACATGAACGTTGTTGTTCGCTTTGATGCCAGTGAAAAGGCGTCACCTTCCCCGTCAATGTCTTCCGGGAAACGGTCATAGTCGGTCAGTGCCACGCATTTATAGTCCGATGAGGACATGATATTGACCGATGGCCAGCCGATTTTCAGGTAGTTCCCGGCGCGAAACGTGCGGTCATATACGTTGTTATCATTACGCCGCGGGCTCAGTCGGGATTTCACTTCAGGGCTGCAACGGAATGTACGATCAAGACGCTTTTTGGAGTGCTCGCGCGCCTTTTCCTCAGTCATCTGAATCAGGAGCATATCAGCCGGATCACAGACAACGTTGTAAACAATCCAGCCATCAATCAGACCAATGGTTTTACCCGTTCGCGCCGGACCAACAAACACTACCGCGTCATATTCACGCGATGCCAGGCAGTTCATCGGTTCAATCACGTAAGGTGCCAGATCCGGATCCCATGGAACGGAGTTACCCGCCCCCATCGGCACGCGCATATAAGTACTGACCGCATCGGCCACCTGCATTCGACGCGGGGCACGTAAGATACCGGAAACATCGCGGCGGATGCCTCTGGCGGATGCCCGCTTTGCCATCAGTCCTCCTCTGGCTCTTCCTCCTCTGCTTCAGCGTCCTGCACCCTCTCCGCCATCTGATCGCGCAGGTCATCAATAACGCTCTGCACGCGAGAAACCGCAACAGGCGTTAATGCACAGTCACGCTCAAGTACATCAGGGAGGGTTTCAAGTACCATGACGACGGCTTTCGCCATCAATGAGAATTCGCGCGCCACTTCATCAGCGGGAATGAGCTGCCCCGTATCCTGCTCAAACTTGAGTCGCTCATTCTCCGCTTTCCAGTGGGAAAGCCTGTCCGATGGCAGCATGTCATCGATATTGGCTGACACAGTGGGGATCATCAGTTCGGTCAGAATGTCGGTGATCAGGTAAAGCTTTAATTTGCTGTTGCTACCTGGTGCCGGTTCAATATTTTTCAGCCTGGCGGCGACCGTCTGACGGTGTACGCCAGTGATCCCCGCCAACTGGTTGATATTCAGTTTTAAAGTGGCAATTTCCTGGTCCATGATGGTGAACACTTTTTAAACGATTCGACATCTGCACGAAATCGCCTCCAATGAGATCAATAACCTGCGCAAATGATGATGATGAACTTAGATCTGAAAAACTAGCCGTTTTCCGCGAGCACGCCGCCCCGTGGCAGGCCACCCAGCCAGGAGGACCCATTTAATAATAATGATTATCACTTGCAATGATGGGCGGTGGGCATTAAAAAGCCCCGCTTTTGCGAGGCTTATTCGATGTGATAGCTTAGTATCATTCGTCTTTTTTGATTACCACTTCTTGTGGTCTCATCTGCTGGATAGCACGACAGATGCAATATGGGATTACCGCCCACGCAACGCCCATTGCTGCACCAGCAGCCTGCTGAGGCGCACTAACAGCACCGAACACCCCGATAATTCCCTGCACAAACCCAATAACTCCGCAAATAATGCATACAACCCAGAGAAATTTCATTACCAAAACTCCTTTTATCAAAGAGCTACCATGATAAACCCATGAATTATTTAGTAAAGCATGATCACAGGCACTCGGCGAATGCCTGCTGTAATGCCCATGTTGATGGCAATAAAAAACCTTCCGGAGACGGTTGTAAGTCTATAGAGCAATGCCGATCTACGATAAAGTCGTGACAACGGGCGCATACGGGACACCGTCGATAGTGACCTGCATAATTTCTCCATTGAGTGGACATCTAAGAGGCGCTATTTTAGGTCCATAAATGTAAATAAATGGTGGGTAAAATGGATCTAAATCCAGCTAAAAAAGAACTGAATAGAGCGTGGCGATGCATTGATCGCATGAAGTCTGCACAGTCTTATGATGAATATGATGAAGCCTGGAGTGATTTTTTAAGTCGAATAGAGAATGTTTTCAATAGAATAAAAGTTGCGGCGGAACTTCACAAACAATATCCATCATTTTCATCTAAAACAAATCATCTTCGTTCAACAGATGCTTTGCTAATTTATCTCAAACAGGCCAGAAACTCTGCGCATCATGGAATTGCTGATACATCAAAATTAGTGTCTGGCGGTTTCACTATTAACCCCGTCACTCCTGGCGGTATGGTAAGTATTGAATCCTTGACTATAGACGCCCATGGCAATGCTACTTTAATTCCAGGAGGACCAATGAAACTAAATGTTTACCCCAGTTCTATAGAGGCTGTGCCTTGTCATAATAGAGGGGTAACTTATAATCCACCAGCCCAACATTTAGGAGAATCTGTTGACTCTAAAAGTCCAATAACCATAGCTGAGCACGGATGTGTTTTTTATCAAAACTACCTTCATGATGCGGAAAAGGCGTTTCTTAAATAATCTCTCTTTAGACTGTTGTAATGCCTGATATTTTAAGAGAAAGAGAGCCCCAACTTAACCAGCGAGGCTTTCTTTTCCTCAATCCGGCGATTAAGTTCAGCTACTGCATGTGGGCGAATAGCATCGAGAAAGGCTTTATCCTGATAGGTAGACTGAATTGTCACACCAAGCCCATCACCACTTTCCAGTATGCCTTTCTGACGTTGTAGCTCTTTTATCGCGTTGTTGATGTAATATGCTTCGGTCAGGTTTTCGACATTCATCATTCAACCCTTTTGTTATTCGACTCTCTCACCGAGTCGTAAATGCGTTCGCAGGTCACTCCTGCCTGGTAGCTTTCGTCAGATCGCTCAGCATAATATCGAGCTTCTTCTGCAAGGCGTCCGAGCATGTCGGCGAGCACTGCGGCGTCGGCTCCGGCTGTTTTGCTTCTGACGGCAGCGGCAAGATCTGAGGTGTGCTTTGCGGCGTCCAGGTGGGCGGCAAGCTTTGTTGCTTCGGTGCGCAACTGGCTAACAGTGGCAGACAGGCCAGCAGCAGTGGCAGCAGATTTAGCGGCTTGTGCTTGTGCATCTTTTACAGCCTCATCACGGGCAATTATGCGCCCTTGTTCAATCCAGCGTGCGGCAGTTTGCGCGTTCGCTTCCTGTGAAGATTCCATGCTATTACGGTCAGCCCACTTCTTTTGCCAGCCCCGCTCACTCCAGATATTCCCGGCAAGAAATGCACCAGCCAACATCAGCAAAACTATGATTGTTTTCCACCGCGCCTTAACAAAAGCAAAAACCGCTGTCATACCAGCAACGCCGCCCGCGCTTTGTTATAACGACTATTTCTGTCAGCCAGTCCATTCTGGCCACCGTTAATGATCTGCGTTACACGGACAACATCACCTGAATACATCAGGCAACCACGTAATGTGAAATACCATGCAGCAGAACGGGCGGCATGCTTATCCTTTGTCAGCAACTCTGGTGTGCTGATCAGATCAAGCTTCAGCGCCGCACCGCATTTGGCGTAGTTCTCGCGGCCGGTGATTTGAAGCAGGCCACGACCACGATATTTCCAGCCATCACCTTGGCTGTTATTCCCCATGCGGTCACCATAAACCAGATTGGCTATTTGCGGCTGGTGGGCCACCTGCTTACCATCTACTCGCCCCAGCATTTCACACTGATACGGTGTCAGGCGTTTACCAAAGGTTTTCTTTAGCCCGTCTACCGAGTAGTTGAAGCTCTCGACCAGCGAGGTAAAACCAGCAGATTCATGCCCAACTTGCGCAATGAACATGGCCTGATCGTTAACTGCTGTGATTCCAAACTCTTTCATTGCCGCATCAATGTGCGGAAACCAGCGTGCAGAAAGCCCGGCGCTGATACCAGCCGCCTGCTGAAATTGTGATTGGTTCATTATTGCCTCAGATGATCAACCAGGCGTGCCACGTTGCCTCTGACGGCGACCAGCACAGACAGGAAAATAATGTTGGCCCCGATAGTGGCCCACGATGAATAAGGGTAGATACCGCACAGATATGCCAGCGGAACCGCGCTATAGATGACCGTAAGCAGCCACGCCAGGCGAGATATCCATGGTCGATGTCGCGAATCGCCTCGACGATAAAACATCAGGGTCAGCACTACCCCAGCGCAAAGCAATGCATTTAAAGTTGCCGATGGGTCATTTTGTACCACCTGAACCTCCCCGGCGCGTTATCAGCGCCACCAGCGAGCCGACATCCTGATTATTCAGGAACGTCAGGATTTTGACGGCTAAAGCAGAAACGATTACGGCGCCAATGGCATCCAGTGGTTTATCACTGTAGCCAGTAACCTGAGCCAGCTTTGAACCCACCAGCCCGGAACAAAGGATCCCCGCGATATACGACACCAGAAAATATGCCAGACGGCGCGCTGCACTCAGGTCAGCAGTGGTTGCAATGTAAAACACAGCTCCGGCAAACGCGCCAAACACCACGCCGTAATCGGTTCCGGACAGAAATCCATAGACGCTGGCGCCCGTCAGGACACCGCCAGCCAGCCCAGTACCGGAAATCGGATCGGACATTTAGCCCCCTCTTAATTGCTGTGATTCCTCTCAGAAATGAGGGGATGTGGAATCAGGCAACCGGGCTCTTTTGTTCAAATAAAAGTAAGGATGATTCCCGGTGCCTGAAAATGGTGATCACCACATCCACAGGGGCGTGATGATCATTATGTTTTGCTCAGTTTTTCCACCTCTTCGGTGGTCTGAATAAATCTGTCAGCTTCCAGTTCTACCCCGATCGCCCGACGACCAAGTTCTATTGCAGCTTTCACAGTTGAACCAGAGCCCATAAAGAAATCAGCAACGATATCCCCTGGTCTGCTGCTGGCGCTAATGATCTGCTTCAGCATGTCGGCAGGTTTTTCGCACGGATGTTTGCCCGGATAAAACTGAACAGGCTTATGCGTCCATACGTCGGTATACGGAACAAGAGCGGAAACAGAGAAGCAGCGCCGGAGGGTTTTGTATTCCTCCAGCAATTCTGAATACTTGCGGTTTAATGACTGATAGGTAGCTACCAGCTGGTGGTGAGGATGTTCAAGCTTCTGCTGAATGTGCTTATCGATAGCGATCCGCGTGAACAGTTCCTGCAATTTTCTATAGTCCACTTCATTTGGTAGTTGCCATTGGCTTGCACCAAACCAGTGTGATGCCATGTTTTTCTTTCCGGTTGCCTCAGCTATTTCTTTCGAGCTGACACCCAGTGATTCACGGGCATTACGGAAGTAATCAATCAGCGGCGTCATAATGTGCTGCTTTAGCTCTGTGCTTTTCCTTTCGTAAACATCCTCTTTACCTGTGTACGGCCCAAGATAGTGCTCAGCAAACAAAATCCGTTCCGTAGATGGAAAGTACGCGCGCAGGCTTTCTTTATTACATCCATTCCAGCGGCCCGATGGTTTTGCCCAAATGATGTGATTCAAAACTTTGAACCGGGTACGCATCATAATCTCTATGTCTGAGGCCAGTCGGTGACCGCAAAACAGGTAGATGCTGCCAGCAGGTTTAAGAACGCGAGCATACTCAGCCAGACAGCTATCAAGCCAGCGTAAGTAGTCCTCATCCCCCTTCCATTGGTTGTCCCAGCCGTTGGGCTTCACTTTGAAGTACGGCGGATCCGTAACTATCAGATCAATAGAGTTATCCTGGAGGGTGGCGACGTAATGCAGGCTATCAGCGTTGATTAATTCAACACTGTTTATTTTTACAGTATTTTTCATAGATCAGTAAGCGTAACTCTGATAGGCTCACGTTGCTTTTGCGCTAAAGCAGTGGGCCTTGGTTAGCTTGTGACCTGAAAGCATGAGCTGATGGCTGGCCGGGTGCGCTAACACCCACCAGCCGCCCATTTCCACAGCAGAAAGCCCCCATTACTGGAGGCGTTTATAACATCCGAACTGGTAATCAGATAACCCCGCCATCACCAGCTGCGTGAGTATGAGCTGGCAACGTTCGCGGCTGAGGTGGGTATTCTGTGCAATCTCCCCAGCCGTTGCTGGTTTATCGCTTAGTTCATTGAAAACAGCCTTTGCCGTTTCTGTCATATCTTCCTGATTTAGCATGTCTTTTACCTAAAATTAGTTGCGTGACATACAGATAACTCTGGTTGGTGATACCAGCAAGAGAAGAATTCCATTCTGCGACCGCCAGCGCCTTTATGCGCCGTGCATGACTGATTTGCCATAAAAAAACCCGCTCATCGGCGGGTTTATAAAACTTTGGCAACATATCAAATATGCTTCAAATATGGCTTATTTTGTTGCATTTTGCAAGCGCGTTTGAAGGAGATAGTGAAATTTAGTTCACATTTCTGCCACTTTGAGGGTTTCTTCTTCCTCATAGTATTCAAGTGCCATGGCCAACGCAGATTCGTCAAGCTGGATAAAAGCGGCCTTTAACCCAGCCCAGTGCCCTGAATAAACACGTAACCATGTTGAACGGTCAACGCTAACCATGCGGGCCAACGCTGCACCAGCATAGTCTTTATAGGTTTCATTATTTCTGGTTGTGGCAATTTCCTGCCCTGCCAGCCATACCAGACCTATCAGTTTCTTTACTACACGCTCCTGAAGCGAGTTTTCACCCAGGCATTTCTGATAAGTTTTCCAGACGTATTCACACATCATCACCTGGTGCTTATAGCTAAGGTCAAAACCGTAGCAGTACCGCAACCAGGCTTGCTGGTATCCACTAAGCGCGGACACTGCCCTACGCCACGGCGCGGACTCAAATTCCGCATCTTTTATCGGCGGCATTGGCCTGCGGCGGCTGCGTGTTTCCAGCACATACAGTGGCGCGGAAAGCGAGTTAACAAAGCGTGGCCCCTTCTCTCCTTCGAGTTCGACGAGATGAATTCCACGGCGCGGGGTGGCATTTTTGTCTGCTGGTGGGTGTTCACTGAAAGCCTCAAGCTGCCCTTTTGTTCCCCCAGACAGGTCAGGTAGCGCGCGGCGCAATTCTATTCTTACAAAATTCAGGTCTTGTTGATTCATGCTTCTTTGCGCTCCATACACTTAAGCTTTCGCAATTACGCCGATCGCCAGCGCCCGATCCATAAAACGCAGTAGCAGCTCAAGCTGCGTACCATGCTTCTGCTCGAATGCCGGTACATCGGCGTGTAACTCGTCGTGGCACTCTCTGCACAGAGGGATCACGAAGAGGTCATGGGCTTTTGTTGCTGTACCACCCATACCGTGCCCTACGATATGGTGCGGATCATCTGCTGGCCGTCGGCAACACTCACAGGGTTGTGTTTTAACCCAGCGGGTGTACGTCTCATTTATCCAGCGACGTCGATTTGGCCTGAGCATGAAAGATTCTGGAGACTCCGGATCAACAGAGAGCGTGAGGATCTTCTTCGCCTTCTCCTGCACGAGGCTGGTTGCAGACGCTGAAGGCACAATGTCGCTTTCCCTCATGACAGAGCGGATGTTCTCATCCGGAAGGCGCAGCCCTTTGTGCGCAACGCTTTCCGGAATAACATCAGCCAGGTCGTTTCTGACCATCCACCAGCACAGTTCCGGAAGCGTCAGGATATGCGACTCGGGAAAACCAGAATCACGCCGAATGACTTCCAGAATCCAGGATACCAGGTTTCCTGCCGCTATACCTGCAAGCTGTTCGGTATGCTGCCCCGACAAAGTGTGATCGCAATGCCAGCACAGGCGAATGCTTCCTGGTGGGTGCCGCATTGTTGTGAAGTTCTTGTCGTGCCACGTTGAATGTGGCCACTGGCATTCAAACCGATTACTCAACCATTGCTCAAGGGAAGAAATCCCACCGGCACGCTGAATAACCCTCTTATTCTCGAAGACCTGACGCATTACCGGATCATCAGCCAGCGGCTGAATGGCTGCCGGAACAGCCCCGGTACTGAATAACGCCATTTCTTCTGGTTCAGGCTCGAGCAGAACGCGACCACGCATGAAGAGGTGCATCAGTTCCGCACCGGGACGGAACAGCACAATCCCCATACGATGGGCGATCTCGGGTGTAAGCAGAGCTCTCACGCGACCTGCCCCCTGGCAATGTGTTCTGCCCACAGTCCACCAATCCAGCGCACGCCTTTCGCCGTGAAACGTGCCTGGCTGAATGCATGATTTGAGGTTACG